CCAGTAGGTGCGGTTGTGGTGCTAACGCTACAAAAATGGTATCTGCCCCGTCTTTCCACCTTAATGGCTCCGATGGTTCATTCCCCGGAGCACACATTAAATGGACTAGGGAACACGAAAAAGCAGGTAGTAAATAGTAACTCCATAATGATTATAATCACGGAGCTTAATAATGTCAAGAGCAACATTAGTTGACCCGCAGCCCGAAATGGAAAACGCGGACGATATAAATGAAGAAGCAAATGAGACTCAGTACGTAGAACCAGAAGTAGCTGAACAACCTCAAGAGCAATCTGCCGTTCCAGAGAAGTACCAAGGTAAGTCGCTGGAAGAAGTCGTACAGATGCACCAAGAAGCTGAGAAGCTTTTAGGTCGTCAGTCCGGTGAGGTAGGTGAACTTCGCAAAGTGGTAGATGATTACATCAGTAGTCAAACACCTACTCAAGCACCTCAACAAACTGTTGAGCCTGAAGATGACATAGATTACTTCACTGATCCACAAGGTGCTGTTAATCGTGCTATTGAGAACCACCCTAAAATTAGAGAAGCAGAGCAGTACACTACGCAGTACAAAAAACAGTCGTCACTAGCTTCGCTTCAAGCCAAACACCCAGACATGCAAAATATACTTAGTGACCCTAAGTTTGCAGAATGGATCAAAGCGTCTAAGATTAGGACTCAGTTGTTTGTAGCAGCTGACCAACAGTATGATTCCGATTCTGCTGATGAACTATTTACACTCTGGAAAGAACGTAAAGTAGTTGCTCAACAGACCGCCAGCGTTGAAAAACAGGCACGGAAGCAAACACTGAAGGCAGCTAGTACAGGTAACGCACGAGGCAGTAGCCAAGGGACAAGGAAGAAAGTGTATCGTCGGGCCGATATTATTAAACTTATGAGAACAGACCCAGACCGTTATACAGCATTAGCCGATGAAATCATGGCAGCTTATGCGGAGGGTCGAGTAAAATAATCTAGGAGATTACAATGGCTACTCAAACTTATCCCGGTACGGTTGGCGGTGGAAGTATCGTCAACAAAACAGCAGCTGCTACTTTTATTCCAGAAATCTGGAGCGACGAAGTAATTGCTGCCTATCAGAAGAACCTGAAGATGGCTCCTCTGGTCAAGAAGCTTCCAATGACAGGCAAGAAGGGCGATGTAATTCACATTCCTAAGCCTATCCGTGGTGCTGCTTCTGCTAAGGTTGCTGACACTGCTGTCAACATCCAAGCAAACGTAGAAGGCGAATTGCAGATTTCTGTTAACCGTCACTTCGAGTACTCACGTTTCATCGAAGACATCGTAGAAGTACAGGCGCTTAACAGCCTCCGTCAGTTCTACACAGAAGACGCTGGTTATCAGCTGGCTCTTAAGGTTGACACTGACCTTATGAATGCTGCTACTGGTTTCGGTAACGGAACTATGGACCTTGCTGCTCCTTCTGGTGCTGACTGGGTTAACAGCAACAGCTACTACTTTGATGCTGCTTCTGGTGGTGGTACTCCACTGACAGCCTTTGCTGCTTCAACTGTTGCTGCTGGTGATGTCTTTAGTGATGCTGGCTTCCGTCAAGCTATCCAGTTGTTGGACGATGCTGACGTACCAATGGACGGACGTTGCATTATCGTTCCTCCAGTAGTACGTAACACCATCATGGGTACTGAGCGATTCTCGTCTTCTGACTTCGTATCAGGACAGACTGTTAACACTGGCCTCATTGGTAACTTGTATGGCGTAGACGTTTACGTTTCATCTAACTGCCCAACACTTGAGTCCAATGTACGTGGTTGTATCCTCATGCAGAAGGACGCTCTTGTACACGCAGAGCAGATGACTGTACGTTCACAGACTCAGTACAAGCAAGAGTACCTCTCAACGCTGTACACTGCTGACACTCTCTACGGTGTTCAGGTATACCGTCCAGAAGCTGGTCTTGTACTTGCTGTCCACGACGCGTAAGTAGTTCTGAGGGGAAAGCTGGCAACAGTTAGTACCCTCATTTTATTTCTTCAAAACCTACGACTACTTTACTGAGAGCGTTAAGCCATGACTGACTATACAAAGACTACTGACTTTACATCAAAAGATTCCTTACCGTCAGGCGACTCAGGTAAAATCATTCGAGGCGCTGAATTTGGTACAGAGTTTGACAATATTGAAACAGCTGTAAATTCTAAGTCAAACAAAGAAAACCCCTCCTTTACCGGTAACATCACAGTCACAGGCACTGTAGATGGCCGTGACATCGCCGCTGACGGCACTAAATTAGACACCATTGAAACTAGCGCAGACGTTACTGACACAGCTAACGTAACTGCCGCTGGCGCCTTGATGGACTCAGAGGTTACTAACCTAGCGCAAGTAAAAGCGTTTGACTCTTCTGACTACGCTACTGCCGCACAAGGTACTACTGCTGACAACGCACTGCCTAAGACTGGCGGAGCAATGACCGGTGCTATAACAACTAACAGCACCTTTGATGGACGTGACGTAGCGACTGACGGTACTAAGCTCGACGGCATTGAATCTGGTGCTACAGCAGATCAAACTCCCGCTCAGATCAAAACTGCTTACGAAAGCAACGCAGATACTAATGCGTTTACTGATGCAGATCATAGCAAGCTTGACGGCATCGAAGCCTCAGCAGACGTCACAGACACGACTAACGTCACAGCCGCTGGTGCGGTGATGGACTCTGAGCTAACAGACATTGCCTCTGTCAAAGCTCTTAACCAAGGCGTAGCTACTACAGACTCACCAACCTTTGCCGGTGCTACCGTTAACGGTACTGTAGAGTTTGACGGTCTGTCAGGTACAGGTGCAGTTACAGTTACAGACATCCTTGACCAAGACGACATGTCGGGCAACAGTGCTACGGCATTGGCTACACAACAGTCGATCAAGTCCTATGTAGATTCTCAGGTTGCTACGTCAGACACACTCGCTGAAGTTCTTGCTAACGGTAACGCTACTGGTGGTACTAATATTGCGTTTGACGACAACGACAAAGCACTCTTCGGTGCTGGCTCTGACCTACAGATTTATCATGATGGGTCTAATAGCTATGTTGATGACCAAGGTACAGGTGCTTTGTTTTTAAAAACCAACGGCGCGGGCGTTTTTCTTTATGCTGGCTCCGAAGCGTTAGCAACCTTCAATTTGAATGGTGCATCAAACCTTTATTATGACAATGGACTTAAACTGTCCACAACCTCCACAGGCATCGACGTAACTGGTGTTATCACAACAGACGGCATGACTACCTCTGCTGACATTAACTTCGGCGACAACGACAAGGCTATCTTCGGTGCTAGCTCTGACCTACAGATATACCACTCAGGTGCGGCCAGCTATATTTCTGACACTGGCGATGGCTCACTCTTGCTAACTGGTAATGGCGGGGACATTAGTTTTTTCGATACTGCAAATTCAGCGTACATGGTTAGAGCAAACACTGGTGGTGATGTGCAAATTTCGCACGCCGGTACAGTTCGTCTGGCCACCACCTCCACAGGCATCGACGTAACTGGCTTAGTAGAATCAGATGAGGCCCTTATTGCCGCTGGTACAGGCACCGATGCTATACAAACATTGCGAATGGGTTCTGGTAGTGGTGGCGCAAACAAAGCCTCTATCAACTTCCAAAACAGCGCCTCTAGTGAAATTTTTTCATTAGACTTCAATAACTCTACAGGCACGTTTGATGTTAGCGGCGACCTTGGTGGGCTTGCTTTGTCTGTTACTCGTGGCGGCGACATCAGCTTCTACGAAGACACGGGTACGACTGCGAAGTTGTTCTGGGATGCGGCTGATGAGTCTTTGACGTTAACTAATGCAGTTGCAGGAGCAGGTGGCTGGAATGAAGTACTGAACTTAGAAGCTAATGATTATCCTCTAATAGCCCTAAAGTCGACTGGCTCAGGAGAAGTAGCGCGCATAGGTAATAACGGCGATGGCTCTTTAATGTTTCTAGTGAACGGTACTGATGCCGCTGTTGGCACAACCGCAGTAACCATAGACTCATCAGGCAATGTTGGTATTGGCACGGACTCGCCTAGTCAGTTATTAGAAATTTCAGGAGCATCTGCACCTGCCATCCGTTTAAATGATACGACTTATAATCAGTATGCTGAAATATCTACTGCAAACGCAGGTAGTTTAATTTTAAAGGCTGATGTTGGTAATGGTGGTACAGGTTCTACATACATTGGTTTCGAGGTTGATGGCGCTAATGAAGCCATGCGCATCGACTCTAGCGGCAATGTGGGTATTGGTACTAGCACAAGTCTTGCCAATGGAACGCTAAATGTAGAATCTAATGGCACGTCTGTTCTACAAGCAAGGGCAGATACTGCTGGTGTAAACGATGGCGATACTACAGTTGTTGTTTCTAGAGTAGTAAACAGCACTGCTGGAAAATGGGCTAATGCTGTATATCGTGGATATAGCCATGCGTGGTCTTACGGTTCTGGCGCAAGCACTAATGAAGCCATGCGCATCGACTCCAGCGGCAACGTAGGTATTGGTACTAGTTCGCTTAGTGAGAAGCTTACCATAGCAGGTGATGTACAGATTGGTGAATCTTCTGGCGGTGAGAAGTTAAAGTTTGTAGGAGCGTCTAGCAAGTATAACTTTTTGATTGGTAAGCAGGTTAATGTTGACGACGGTTTTGAAATAACTCCCTCTACAGCCGCAGGTGGCAATACTTTTTCTACTCCTGCTGTTGTTGTTAAGTCATCAGGGAATGTTGGTATTGGTACTACTAATCCTGCAAGCCCAACAGGTTTTGGCTCTAGCGGTATTCTGCATTTAAAAGCAGGAACAGGTAACGACTGCTCTATTGTTTTAGAAGGTCTTTCAGGCTCTGGTGGTCGTCAAGAAATAGGTGCTTCTGGTGGTGCTTTGCAGTTCTATCGTGGAGCCGCAACTGGGTCTATGACGGAAAGCATGCGCATCGACTCAGCGGGTAGTCTTAAGGTAGGTTATTCCAGCACAGGTACGCCAGGCAACGGTAACACCGATACGGGCCATCTGCTTAAACATGACGGCAGATTCTTTGCAAGTAGTGCAAGCAACAGCCAGTTCAATAGAAATTCAGACGGGGACATCCTTACATTCAGAGAGTCAGGAAACTTAGTCGGTAGTATTGGTGCTAAAACTGATGGCATGTACTTAGGGGAAGGAATATCAGGCTTATACATGCTAGGCTCACTTTCTTCTATAATTCCGTGGAATGCAGGAGGCAACACTGTTAGCGATGCCGCACTAGACCTTGGGTTGTCAACTAGACGCTTCAAAGACCTTTACCTGTCAGGCAATGTGACTCACGGAACAACACCTTCTTCATCAGCGGCAGGAGTATTTACCGAAGAGGTAGGTCGAACCACATACTCAAGAGGAAACAGCACTG